GGAAAACTTCTGTTGAGTCCTGGGTTAATAGGATACTCGTTGCAGAAGAAGTTCGCTGATGTCGACGAGATGTCTGCGATGTACTCGGTGTGCGATACAACGCAAGTTCTACCATTGGACATGATAGAAGGCGTTCCCGTCTTGGAGCGCGTGGAATTGGCAACAGGTGCAGAACCGTTGATAAGAACCATCGTCTTGTTTTTGCTACGACGTTTCCCATAGAACTTTCTCTTGGCTTGTTGATTTTGGTTGTTGTGGGCGTTACCTTGTGAGTTATTATGCTTGGGTGGCATGATAGCTGATAAATAGATGGTAAAGTCTAAATATCGCGAGGCCCCTGAGTAGGCATAAAGTTATGGTGCTTGGATAAGTACTTTTCATATCTCTTGTCTTCTTTTGTGGAAAGCCTTCTTTCTACGTCCAACTGCTGCTGAACAGATATTCCAAAGGCCTTCTCAAAGCTGACTCGAGTTAAGTCTTTAACTTCTTCCAGATGTAGTCTTTGCTCATTCACCATATCATATAGAGGTTTTGCTTGCTCACTGGGGCCAGAGAAGTTGTTGTTCTCTATAATGTGCTTACAGAATTGTTGCAGAATTGGTATACCAGAACAATTGGCCAATTCGCATAATGCTAACCCATTCCTGAACTTTTTGATGTTTAGTTCATTAACCTTATAGTCTGTGTACTGAATCCTGGAAAGTAATCTTTCAGGCTTCCTTACCATAACATAAGATCCTTGTTCTTTCTCAATAGGCGAGCACTGGCAGAAATCAATTTCCTCCATCGTGTATGCAATTCTGTCTACCTTAGTGTCTTGTCCAAACAAAGCCATTTGCTCCTTAATCCACGACTCAGTTATTCCTTCAAAATCTTTTCTATCTAAAAAGATCAAACTATCATCTCCACATACTAGTATTGAAGCGTTAGGAAATGTTGTTTGTAGTAAGAAATAATTTGCTAGTGAGTTTTCTATAGATGTTGTATACTCACCGCTCATACGTGCAAATGGTGTGCGGTACCTAATACCGCCTTTAGTCCTGCCATTATTAACCCGTTGTAAAGTTAATAATCTCTTGACTAATTTGTTCAAACTTCTGTTGTTTTTGGTTACAGTGTCCCAGAAATCATGCATGTTAGACATCAAAACTTCGTTGAAATGCCCATCCCATTTGGAATGGTCTAAGCATAAAACAACGCAGTCCTTATGTCTAAGAAATAGAGAATGTATCCTATTAGCAGTTTCCTGGTTCGTGAGTCCAACACCAAAAATTTCTTTAAGTTGTTGTCCTGAGTTATTAATAATAACCTCACTCTTCTTGATATGTTCAGAAAGAGGACCAAAAACAGACTTCATTAAGTACAAATATTCGTAAGACCGATGTTGTATCAATCTGGCAGGCTTTCTCTCTTCCAATTTTTCAATTGGCATCTTTTCAAACTTGATAAAGGTTTGAATCTTGGACATAGTACCGAGACTATACATCATCCCGTTACTAAGGTTTCGATAAGCTCTATCATACCGACCTCTGATCTTAAGCCTCGTGTTGTGCATAAGTGTGGCGTGATCCCATCTCTGCGGAAAAGGGTGTTCTCTTCTAAACTGCAAAGCTACACTTGAAGCTAAGAGTCTCATATTGGATATGGCTGCAGAGTCTGGTACTTGCTCACATAAGGCATGCCTGTTAATCAATGCATCAACTTCATTACATGGACACGTGTCATAATACCCCCACTCTTTCGTTTTCAAACCAAGACCTGAGACGTCCATAATCTGATAGTATGATCTTGGTGGTCTGTGCGTAGCTATACTCCTAGCATCTAAAGATAGCTGGGGGTTACTAAGCGTTGCTGTTGGTAACAAATAATCATTACATTGAGCTATCTTAGGAATACAGCAATATTAAGCAGTGTTGTGCTTTGTGGAATAATTCAGCCGCACAGACTTGTCAAATATTAAAGAACGTTTAAGTCCTCTCCAGTCCCCTGAGTCTTTGGAACCGGGTAATATTGTTGACAACTTAGATGGAATAGTGACATCTACACTTCCACTAAGTGCTGAATTATAATCAGAAAATCCATTCCAAAAATTGCGTTCCTGACAGAGCCTATAAAAAGCGTACTCACAGGGGTCAATCATATATGCTGCTATGACTGAACTAGTGATAATACTGTACTCTTCTTCAGAATCCATAGGAAAATTTTTGGAAGCCAACCAAACTCTGGCATCTGCTCTCATGGATGTAAGTAAAGCAGGATTCCTAACTGAAAAGGCATGCTTAATTTTCAGGTGGTAAGTCAACGAGGCACTAGCTTTGCAGGAAAAGATCTTCTTTCTTAACTTGGCTTTAAGTTCTTCAACATTAAAGGGTTTAAAGAAAGATGAGTCTGATTGCAATTGTAGCACAAAAGCTCTAGATTTCTCTAGATCATCAGTTGAAGTACCAACTTGAAAAGTTTCAACTTCAGTCTCCTTCTCAAAGGTTTGGTTTCTGACATGTATGATAGGTTGTTCATCTCTATCAAACTCCCTCATTAATCTCTTCTTAATCTCCTTTGCTTTTTCTGGCTTATCTGCTGCTCCGTATCTATTGATGATAGATTCATCGATGAGGTTTTCTTCTCTTCTGATTCTAGCATCTCTATTTGGGAGTTCGATAAGCTCTCGTGGCGCTGGCATAAGTGCATCATTGGCAATCGCATCAGCAACAGCATTCTGGTAATTAAGATTGTTGGTGTTGTTGGTTTCTCTAACAAAGGCAATCTCATGGTCAATCTTGGTATTATGCTCAGCTAACAATGTATCCCTAAGAGCTATATCTTGTTCGAGTGTTTCCCTCTCTTCAGAGTTAAGCAAACTAGCATTCATAGTTCTTGGGATAAATACATGATTAGGGTCATGTCTATCCTCACCAGCTTGAACTGGATCAGCTGGCATATTCCTTTTCTTCCATGATCTTCTCAATCGATAGAAAAACCCATTCTTAATTGCTACGTCTGTATAAACCTCATGTTCGTGTCGAGGTTTTGCACTTTCATAGTTCAATGAAGCAATAGGAGCCGTGAATGGTTTAATGGACGTGTTTTTCTTTGTAGATGAATCGGTGAAGGTTACTGGGTGGTAACCTACAATATTTTTCAAAACAGCAGTTGAATTCATATTGGACCTATCATGAATGAGACGTTGTGCCCTGACGTGCTCTTCCAGGGGGTTCTTATAGTGCATCCCAACACTCGAGAAATCGCTTAAAAAGGTCAGACTCAGTTGTTCCATTGAGGCAATGGAAACCCACCAACTATAGAATAGGATTCAAGTTGGGACCTAGATTTGAAACTCTCAGAATAAATTCTGAACCGATATTTCAAATATAGGTTTATGGTTAGAACGCTCACCCAACAAACAGGGTTTCGTGGGCC